CTACCCGGTCGCATCAATCGTCGCCTTCCTCCGGCCGGTCCCGCAGTTAGGCGGCGGGAGGAACTCGGACGGCGTTCGAGCTTCTGCCCATTCTTCCACTTCTCGCGTGAGCCAGCCGACGCGTCGCCCGGACAGGGCGCGCGGCCTCGGAAATTCCTCTTGGCGGACGAGTTTGTGGATGACCGCGGGCGACAGGGAGACCGCTGCCGATACCGATGCAATGTCGAGATATATGGGCTTCATCGCGACGGTCATGCGTGGTTGCCTCCCCCCGAGAGCAGTGATTCGAGTGCTGCCACATGCTGTTCGCCGGCCGGATGTCCGGCGCATGCGCCAAGCGCAAACTCGATCGCCGCGTACTGTTCTTGCGTCATCGCGGTCGGGGCCGAGCGAACGGGACTCGTGTCGTCGATCTCCCGTAGCAGCGCGCATCGATACTGCTGCATCGTCTGAAACGAGACAGCATATCCATCGGCCGCAATGAGCCTTCTGAGCTTCGTGAGCGCTTCGGCCGAGGTGCCATCGGGGAGCCCATTGGATCCGAGTCCCTTCAGAGCTTCTCGAAGCTCGGCCGCGCGCGCAGCTCGCGCGCGTATGTCGCGCGATCCTTCGGCCAGCGTGACATAGATCTCGTCATGGTTTTGCCGATGCGTGTCGATCGTGAGGCGATAGAGCAGATCGCCTTCCTGCAACCAGTTCGGTGCGGTGTTCTGTTCGTCGTTCATGGTCATCCTCAATTCTGTTCGCGTGGTATCGCCCGGCCGAGCTGCATCAAACCCGTTTCGAGCGTGACGCCGGCGGCTGCGGCCCACGTGCGGGCGTCCTGCGCCGCTCTGTGCCGTGAGTAGCTGCCGGCATCGTCGGCCATCAGGTCGAGCAGCACGATGTCGGCCGAGTGCGAAACGTCGCTCACAAGGGCGCGGATCTCGATGCAAAGCGCGTCGAGGCGTGCGTGCATGCCCCTGCGGGCATCCGCAGGGGCTTCGTTTCTCTGGATTGCTTTTCGCCGCGCACGCGGCGTGTCGTTCTTCTGGATTGTCTTTGCGGGCGCGAGCCCGCGCACACGCTTTGAAACTGCATTGCCGTCGACGCTCGCCAGTGTGATAGCCGGGCGCTTGTTCGCGCGTTCCCGCTTTCGCGGCAGCGGACGTGGGGTAGAAAGGGCCGGGCGCGGGGTCATTGGGCTGCCTCCCGCGCCATTTCGGGCGTCCAGTCGGGGTCGGGCATCGTGAACAGCTTGTCGAGCCACCGCCGAACGCCTGCCATTTCCTTCGCCTTCGAAGCGCTAGTGCTTTCGAGGGTGCGGGTGAGCACCTGAACTGCAGCCCGGATCGCTTCGACGCGCGTCCTGTACCGGCCGGGGGATTCGCCGTCGATGCGCTTGCATGGCGACGATCCGCCCGCGCTGTTGAAGGCGTACGAGAAACCGAACTCCCAATCGCCCTCTGCGATCTGCGCGAGCCGAATCTCGACGGACGCGCGCCCGGTGCGCTTCGAGATGGGCGCGGACAGGATTTCCGATGGCTCATACACGCCATGCTCGTTTGCCTTGGCGATCGGATACTTCGGCCGACGCGTCGGCACGGCATCGAGCAGGTCTTCGAAGCCCGTCAACGCGCGATGTACGCCTGCGATCGTGCCCGGCGACAACTTGCCGAAGCCCGGATCGTGCAACACGCTTTGCAGCGCTTGCAAAAGTTGCTTTGCATGTTGCTCGCCAATCTTCCGTTGAGGCTCGGCGGCGGCCGTTGCCGCGACGCTCTTGGGCGACGCCGTGTGGAGATGCTTTTTCGTGACCTTCGTCTTGCCCGCGTCTTTCGCTTTCGACAGGCTCGAGACGATCCGCTCCAGCGTCCGTTCCGCGCCGTGCCGTCGTATCTGCTCGATCACGAGCGTGCCGGAGATGGAGCCGTCGCGGACGAACTGGTGAATCTCCGCAGGTGCCTGCTCGAGCAGGCCGACGTCGCGAATGGTTTGGTCCGTAACGTTCAGGCGCTTGCAGATCGTTTTCGTGTCGAGGCCATGTACGTCGCGCAGTTCCGCGACGACCGTCGCGAGGTCGAGCGGAGACGCGCGCTTGCTTTCGTTGCTAAGGTAGCCGTCGATCACCATCTCGGCGCGTTCAACCGTCTTCGCATCGCGCACGACGACCGGGATCTTGCCGAGGTCCTTTCCCGCACGGATTGCGTTGCCAGCGGAGAGGTAGCGGTGTTGCCCCTTGTAGACGTAGATCAGGTCCTTTCCGTCGACTTTCCGGACGTAGCAATGGAGCGGCTGACTCTTGTCGTAGCCGTTGGCGATCATCAGCGCGGTGAGGTGCGACACCCACTGTTGATCGACGGGGCGCACGTTGTCGCGTGGATCGTAGTGGAGCTGTTCGTACGGCACCATCCAGAGATCCGCCGACGTCGCGCCCGCCGCCGCAGCGGCGGCCTTCGCATTGCCGGTGACGATCGGCTCGACGAGCGCGAGCGGTTGGGTGCGGGCGTCCATTACTCGGACTCCTGCGGTCGGAGACTGTGAGCGAGTTCCATTGAGCAGTCGAGGATCAGGCGCGACTGCGTTTTCGGTCGCCGAAGCAGGAGATTCGAGCAATTCGGAGCGATATCAATGCGCTCGACGATCCAGCCGAGCGCGAGAAACGCGCGGATGGCGCGATCGGCCGTCGCGTTGAAAATCCCCGCGCGAACTCGGAGCGCCCATTTTGCCCGGCCGCTGTAGCGGTATTCGTCGGGTGCGCGGCAGTCTTCGAGGTACATCGAGTAGCCGTCAACGGCAATGTAAACGCCGGTTTCAGCGACCAACGCAAGGTCGCGCTCGATCGCTCGGATGTGCTTCTCGGCCTTCTTGAGTTGAGCGAGACGACGCGCATGAATGGCATTCGCGTGAGCGACGATCTCGTTATACGACGTCGGATGCTTGTAGGTCGTCATGCGCTTCACGCGGTCCTCCGGTTCTGGATCATCAGTTCGAGTCGCGACACTTCGAGGTCGATGCTCTGGCGGAACAGGCGCAGGAATCGCAACGTGCGGGTATCCGACCCAAGCAGCGAGTCGACGGAAATCTCAAGCGAGCGGAGATGCGGGAACGAGACGGCGACGTGACGTTCCGCGTTTCGCGTGACGATCGTGTGGAGTTCGGGGCGCGTGTGCGCGGATCCGGCGGGCACGGCGGATCGCGACGCATGTCGAGGCGCGAGTGCGCTGCCGGCATCGTTCGAATAGGTGCCGTCCGCCTGCTTGCAGGGCACCGACAGCGGCGGGGCCGCGTCCGATCCCGTCAGCCAGTACAGGAAACGCAGGTCGTGCGGGCGCGGTTGGCGGCGCAGCCATCCGCCCCGCGCGAGCTTGTCGATGCATTGCGCAGCCGCGCCCGGCATGTCGGCGAAATGGGTCGTGCACACCTCGTCGGACGTCATCGCGTGCGTGGCGTGCCTGAACACGGTCAGGATTCGAGCCGTCAGGTCGGCCCGTTGAGCGGGCGTGAGGTCGACGTATGGATTGAGTCGGCGCGGAGCCGCGTTCGGGAGGGCGTTGTCGATCACGATGCCTCCCTGATCCTGAACGCGCGCGGCTTCTGCGGGCGGGGGGGCTTTTCCGGCTCGGCGTGTGTCGCGGCGCGAAGGCGCTTGATCGCGTCCGCACACGTGGGTTCGTCTGGAATCGAGATCTGCTTCGCGGCAATGGTGTTGCCGTCCATGATCAGGTACTCGATATAGACGCCGTCCACGAGTGGCCGGCGCATGACGACATGCTTGCCGACGAGGATCGGCGACGTCGGAAGCTGGCGATCGCGTTCGTAACGGGCGACGGTCCGGGGCGACAGCGTGTCCCGGCGCGGGATGCCCGCGTGCTGTGCAGCGTTGATTCTGTGCATGGCTTCATCTCCTTTACGCCGAGCGCGCAAGCCGTCCTCGGCGCGTGAGCGTCAGACGTTGGCGTGAAAGGTGGCGGGCTTGTCGGCGACGGGGCCGTTATCCAGCACGTTCGCCGCGATGATCAGGGCGGCGGCGGCAAAGACGCACTTGAACAGCAGCGACTTTTCCAAGTTGCTTTGGCGGGCGGGTTCGGAGGGCGTAACGCGCGGGGCTTGCTCGTCACGGAGCCAGTTTCGGCGGGCCTCAGCGTGAAGATCGGTCGGCTTCATGGGGTAAATCTCCGGTTGAGCGTCATGTGACGCGACAGCTGGAGTATCCATTAATGGAAAATGCCCTGTCAATCCATAAATGGATAAATGCTCCCAGAATAATCCCCGCCGGGTTAGGCGGGGGCGCGTTATCGGGAGTTTCGTGGGGTCAGCAGCAGGGTTGCGGCGTGGCAGGTAAGGACTAGCGCCGCATCAAGCCACGCTGAGGTGTTTAGGTATGCTGCGGCTGCAATTCCGATCGTCGCGGTTGCGAGGATGCTGGCGGTTCCGCGTTGGCGGGCGAGCCGGTGTGAACGCTGATTCCGCGCGTATTCGATGCGCTCAGCCAATTGATGTGCGCCGGCCAAAACGTCTTCTGCGGTATCGGCGTCTACGCCTTTGGCGGAGATGGCGATTGTGCCGTCCTCGCGTAGAAGCACGGCAGCGGCGGCCACTGCGGGCGATCGATCGTGGCGCGCTACCAAATCGTGCAGAAACGCGCGGATGGCGGCCTGCCGAGTTCGTCTTCGTATCGTGGGCAGTTCGTAGACGTTATCGGTTTCGCGTTTTGGTCCCTCGGATGCGGGTTTTGTGGTTTTGTTCATCGCTCAACAATTCGTTCGATAATGGGCGTTGAGCGGCGGCTGACGCGCGCCTCTTCGATCCCGGCGTGGCCGGAATAACTTCTTCGATGGTCGTCGACCCGTCTTCCTCGGTGGTTGTGGCGGTGGTCTGACTCAGAACAAACTCGATATATCGCTCGATTGCCTTCTTCTCCGTCTCCGGGAGTTGGGCGTAGCGGACGCGATCGTAGTGAATTACCGATGCATCGTTCGCGTCGTCGATCAGCAGATCGGTAGGGGATATGCCGATCGCGTTAGCGAGAGATTCCACCACGCGCATCTGCGTGTCTACCTTCCCGGACAGGACTCGATTGACCGAGCTTTGGGAAATTCCGGCGCGCTTGGCGACCTTTTCTTGCTTGTCCACGTGCGGGTAGTGATCCATGTACCACCGCAGCTTGCGGGCCAAGATCATCCGAAGCGATGACTTCGTGGGCGGCGTTTTCATGCCGACATCTTGCCGAATTTGGATACCCATTGGCGGATGGTTTGCCTTGCGCGTCAGTTGAATGAAATTCCTTAAATGGATAAACTCGCGGCTGGCCATTGTGATTGGGGGGCGTTATGGAGACCGGAAGCGAGCCGATTCTTACTGCCGTGCTGCGGCATCTCGACGCGGCAAAGGGCGATTGGCCGGCAATTGCGAAGCAAAGCGGCGTGCCGTATCAAACCCTCGCGAAGATTGGTGGACGGGTCGTCTCCGACCCTCGCGTCTCGACCGTTCAGGCGCTTCTCGACTGCCTTGGAAAGCGGTGCGCTGGACGGCGTTCCTACAGTTCCGCCGCCGAGTGAGCCGATAGGCCCCTCGCGGGACAGAGCGAATCGTACGCCTTCCCCTCGAGCAGCAAAAGATTGAAAACGACCGACCACCAATAGTTCAATGACCTGCAGATACGACAGCACCGAATGGCTGGACGTGCTCTATACGTCCGTGCGCAACACGCCCGGCGGCGTAGCCGACGCCGCCAATCACCTGACGAACCGCCGAGGCAAGGGCATCACGCCGGAGTCGCTTCGTCTGCGCCTGCGCGGCGTCGGCGATAGCCGCCTCTCGATGGAGATGTTCGAGTTGCTGATCGAGTGGATGCAGGAGAAGAGCGAAGCCGAGGCGCACGCGCTCGATGCATTGCATGCGCTCAACGCTCGTTTCGGGCTTGTCGCCGAGCGTGTCGACGATCACCACCACGCAACCGATGGCCACGAGCCGGGCGCGATGCATCTGGTGACGACGACGCTCCACTTGCAGGCACATGTGGGGAAGGTCGCCGACGACGTGACGCGTGCGCTCGAAGATCAGCGCATCGACGATCGCGAAGCCGAGCAGATCATCGCGACCGGCCGCAAGGGGCAGCGCCTGTTCCAGCGGCTGATCCATGCCGCCCGTAACCTTGCTGCCCGCCGGCGTCGCTGACATGCAGCGATTCATGCCCGGCATGGGTTGCTGCCGCGTTGCGCGCGAGCAGGTGCAGTTGTGTTGCGAACGCCCGTATCAGCTCGCATGCGGCATTGCTGCGCTCGCGTACCGGATCGAAGTCGCTCCGGAGCAGGCCGGCCGGTTGTTCGTCTCCCTGATCTCGACTTTCCCCGATCGCGTTGCGCTGTTCATCGAACGCGCCGCGTTGTCCTGCGCGGCACTGCCGACGAAGGGCGAGCGCCACGCGCTCCGAAATCAAATCCTGGGCCGTCTCAGTGCGGCGGATCTCGCGATGTTCGATGAATTGATGTCAGCCGAATGGCATCGCCTGCGTGCCAAACGGATTACTGGAGGTGCGAATTGAATACGAGCGAAACAAGCGGCGGCTTGCGTCGCCGAGCATCCCGCTACCGGCTCTCGCCGTCCGGGCAACAGACCTACATCGCTGGGCGGGCGCGTTGGCGGAACTACTCGCATCAGTTGGCGCACGATCGTCGCATGGCTGAACTGGCTGGCATGTACGTATCCGACGCGCGGTGACGGACGGGAGGCAGCGGTGGAAAAGGATCACAACGCATACAGGAGGGTTTATGCAAAAGGGTATTTCGACGGTCTCAAAGCGGCGGGGGCAGGCATGAACCCCGGCCGTCAGCAATCCATTCTGCGTGGCATGCCGTCCGTCGCGCAGAAGGTCTTCGAGTTCGTGCCGATTCAAGAATCGTGGACGACCAAGCAGATCGTGGCGCAGGTGAAAGCCACGACCAAGGCGCAAATCGATTCGCGAACGGCGGACAACTGCCTTGCGCGGTTGAGAGATGCCGGGCTCGTCCGCGAGGTGACGCGTGGCGAATTTCGACGCGTCCGGCTCACGACGTCGTGCGCCTCGGCCGATACGGCCGATGAGGAAGAACCGGACACTCGCGCGCTCGTGAGTGAAGCGCTGGGCAAGCGCGACAGTAGTGCATCGCCGATTGATTTGCTGTCGGGCATCGCGAACCGTCTGACAGCGACCGTGGAATCGATACGCGAGATCGCCGTCGAGATCGAAACCGCCGCGCTCGTGATCGAGGAGCAGCAGGCGGCGAACGGGCGCGAGGCCGACAAGCTGCGCCAGTTGCAAGCGCTGCTCAAGACACTGTAGCGACGCGACCCAAGTCGCTTTGCGTTCGCCGCATCGCATCTTTCCCCCATTTCTTTCCCCTCGCCGTGCGTTCGGATTCGCGCGCGCGAGGGACTGTTTTCAAGAGGTGAATATTCCTTATGTCGACGCTCGATCAAATCGTTCAGCAGCTCCGTAACGCCGATCATCCGGAACTGCCGTCCGGCCATCCGGTCGCGGATGGCAAGCATCATCGCTACGGCCCGCGCAAGAAGTACTGGTATCAGTTGCGCGAGGTCGTCAGCAAGGGGGCGGTGATCGGCTATACGGGCACGTTCGGTCACTTCTCCGGCGACGATCCGGGCACGGAGCGATTCCAGTGGAACGGTGCGCCGCTGAGCGAGGAAGCGCTCGCCGAGACGCGTCGCCGCCAAGAGGCCGCCGAGCGGGCGGAAGCGGAACGCGCGGCGCGTGCGGCACGCATGGCCGCGAACCGCGCGTGCGACCAATGGGCGCGCGCGAGCGAACAAGGCGCATCGGCCTATCTGGAACGCAAGCAGGTGACGGCCGAAGGCGTGCGGTTCGATTCGGACGGCACGATCTTCGTGCCCATGTATCAGTACGGCGACGAGGCGCGGCTCGTGGGGCTTCAGAAGATCACGCCGGAAGGCGCGAAACGCTTCAACAAAGGCATGGAGAAGAAGGGCGCGGCCTGCCTGCTCGGCGAAGTGAAGGCGGACGATCAACTCGTGATGATCGCCGAGGGCTATGCGACCAGCCGCTCGGTGCGCATGGCGACGGCCGAAGCGTTCGCGCTTTGCGTCTGCTTCGATGCGGGGGGGATCCTGTCGACTGCCCGCTATCTGCGCGACGCACATCCAAACGCGCACGTGCTGATCTGCGCGGACGACGACTGGAAGATCGAGCAACGGATGCGCGACTGGCTCGCGGAGGAATTCGACTTCCGGAGCGAGCTGCCGTTCGATGTCGCGCCGATCCGGATCGAGGCGAAGAAGACGTGGTACATGGTCGCCGCGCACCGCCGCGTCGACGACAACGGCGTGGCCTACGTCGAGGTGACGTACGGTAACGACGTCCTGCCGCAGCGGCGCAAGCGCTTCGAGAATGCCGGCCTGAAACGGGCATACGAAGCGGCCGCCGAGGTCGACGGCGTCAGCGTCGTCTATCCGACGTTCGCCGATCGCGGCGAGCGCAAGCTTACCGACTTCAACGATCTGCACGTCGAGGAAGGGTTGGAGGCGGTCACGCGGCAGGTGCAGGCGGCGATCCTGTCGGTCCTCGCGCCAGCAAGCGAAGACGTTCGCACGGCCGCCGTCGATGTCGAACGACCGACGCCGGCCGCGGCGTCCGCTGCCGCAGGACAGGCGGAATGGGATGGACGCGAGGCTGAGAATGGCGCGCACACGTGGGAGCGGGATCTCGCGCGGTCGGACAAGGGCACGCTGCTGCCGACGCTCGGCAACGTGCACCTGATCCTGTCGAATCACAAGGCGTGGCGGGGCGTGATCGAGCAGGACGATTTCGGCGGTCGTGTGATGAAGCGCAAGGCCCCGCCGTTCCCGCAGGGCGCCGTGGGCGAATGGACGGACATGGACGATCAGCGCTGCGTGCTCTGGTTGTCGCAGCGGTACGGTATTTCGGTGCGCACCGATATCGTGATGAACGCGGTGCTGCTGGTCGCGGACGCGACGCACTTTCACGATGTTCGCGAATACCTCGGGCGGCTGGAATGGGATGGCGTGCCGCGCGTGCGCTCGATGCCGTCGACGTATCTGCGCGTGGCCGACAGCGAGTATGTGCAACTGGCCTTCATGAAGTGGATGATCGCGGCCGTCGCGCGCGTGATGCAGCCCGGCTGCAAGGTCGATAACGTGCTGATCCTCGAAGGCAAGCAGGGCGCTCGCAAGTCGACGGCGCTGAAGGTGCTGGCCGGCGGACAATGGTTCACCGACACGCCGATCCAGATCGGCAACAAGGACACCTATGCGGTGATGGCGGGCAAGTGGGTGATCGAGCTGGCCGAGCTGGACTCGTTGAACAAAGCGGACTCGTCGGCGGTCAAGAGCTTCTTCGCGACGGCCGTCGACCGGTTCCGGAACTTCTACGGCAAGCGCGCGACGGACGTGCCGCGTCAGTGCGTGTTCGCGGGTTCCGTCAACTTCGATACGTACCTCAAGGATGAGTCGGGCAACCGGCGTTACTGGCCGTTGCGCGTGGGCGGCTTGGTCGATATCGACGGCATCGCGCGCGTGCGCGATCAGTTGTGGGCTGAAGCTGTCCACCTGTACCGCTCGGGCGTCGTGTGGCACGTGACGGAGCAGGAGCGCCCGCTGTTCGAGATCGAGCAGGCCGAGCGGTACGAAGGCGACGTGTACGAGGACAAGATCGCGAAGGCGCTGGAATACGTGTCGCACACGACGATGGAGACGATCCTCGCGGACATCCTGAAGCTCGACACGTCGAAATGGACGCTTGCGGAACAGCGCCGTATCGGCAAGGCGCTGAAATCCCTCGGGTGGGTGCGCAAGCGTGAGTCGACGGGTTCGCGCGGCTGGTACTACGTGCGTGAGGAGCAGGAGCCGGAAGCGGCGCTCGAAGCGGTCGCGGCAGGCGATGACGACAGCCCGCTTTGATCAGGATCGGCGCGCCGCGATGCTGTTCGCGGCGCGCCGCGTTGCCCGCTTTGGCGCGCCGTGGACGTCCCGTGTCCCAGCGTCCCAAAGCACGGCTTCGTGTGCGGGTGCGGGCGCGCGACATGCGCGACGTGAGCGGCGCATGTCGCAGGCGCGCGCGCCCCTGCAAGCCTTTTCCCTTGGGACATTGGGACGTTAGGACGTTAAGGAGAAAGCGATGATGGATCTGATGGAGCGGGCGGGAATCGCGATGAGCGTGCGTGGTCAGTTCACCGACCCGATTGCCGATCCGAAAGTTACTTTGGGCGCGCTCGCCTTTGCGAACGATCTCGGTCGCTCGCTTTTCCGCATCAAGGCCGGGCAGCAAGTGACGCGGGAATCGATTCGGCACGCGACGCTGCTGCTCGCGCAGATGATTCGAACGTCGGGGCGATTCAAGCGCTCGCGGTTTACCGGTCTGAAGCGCGATGAGCGTCGCGACCAACGCGCGGGGCACTCCGTCGAGCGGGCGAAGGTGGATATCATCGAGCGTTTCGCGCTTCGCTTGCTCGATGAGTGGGTCAATGATCAGTGCATGCGCTGCGAAGGTCGCGGTGTCGTGCGGACAGGCGGGCGGTACATCTGCCCCGACTGTGCGGGGTCGGGGCGTCGACCGATCGACGATGCAGCACGCGCGCACGCGCTCGGCATCCCGCTTGATGAGTATCGGCGTCACTGGTCGCGACGCTTTCATGACATGCTCGCGCTCCTCGACAACGTGAAGGGTTCAACGTTCGACACAATGAGTCGACAATTGCGAGGATGAACGGACTTCCATTTCAAGAGTGAATGCCGTAAACTTCGGTCATCCTTTACCGCGTCACTGGATGATCGCTGGCACCGCGCGTTAGTCGTGCAAACCTCTCGGGACATAAGAACAAACAGTGGAGCCCGTTAGGTCGTGTGGGGGCGCTCGTCCCTACGAAATGAATTTCGAAGCCCTGAGTGCATATACACTCAGGGCTTCTTTGCATGGCGGATCGACTCGGTTTGATCGCCACTCGAAGTAAGACGTTGCTGTCTCGGCAAAATCCTGCACTCGTTCGGGTATTATGTTGCGCAGTCACGGGGACAACCGTGCGATTTAAATTAATAATTCCGGGGAATAGCTTGAGAACAGTAATTGTTGGTGCCATCAATATTGTTATGCCGGAGCCGCATAGTCCTGACCGATATGTCGAATTGCTCAAGAAGGCGTACAGGGGACGACACGTCATCAAGATTCGTGGACAGTTTGCCGGGATACTTGGTACGTTTGGCGAGCGCGTCGGTGAGGATTTTTACTACGGTGAGATCTTCAAATTCTATGATTTGAAGCTGACGGGAAAATGGCTGAATATGCTTCAGCAAGCGCCAGCCGAGCAGGAGGATCTACAGGATCTGAATGTTCCCGACCATTTGAAGCCTGGGTTGGAGGCATTCCCGTTTCTTTTTCATGCGCCTACGCATCGACTGTTTTTCATCAGTCGTGAGAGTCAGGAGCACTTGGGGCCACAAGATACAGGAAAGTATTTTCGTGAGCTGCTCAATAAGCCCAAGCTAGCCGATCAGTATGGGAAGATTAACGTTACGGTTATTCCCGGCGCTGACACGCTGGACAAAATCTTCGCGCTGCCTGAGCTCCGGAAACTACACATTGTGATCACCCCTCCCAATCCCGATGACTGGGAGGATCTTGAGCGCGAAGTGAAAGAGCGGCTTGCGGAGCAACACGCGGCGACCATGGTCACGGTGCTCGTTGCTGAGAAGGGGGAGTCGTTGCAGCCAAACAAGCAGACGCGCCAGCTATCCGAAGTCGCTCAGGCAAACGGCTATGTCGAAGCACGCGGTGCCACGGAAACGGGTAAGGTAGAGACGTTCTCGACAAAGGCCCATCCGATGCTAGCCCCAGCAAAATACGACCCAGACGTTGAAACCGCTCGAACAGCTTTGCTGACCGCAGCTACCGATTACCTGCAACGCGCTCGGCGCACACGCCGACTAGCCTGAGGCTAACGAATGCTAGATGATCTGAAGAATTCGTATTGCGGAGTGGGCGGTATCTTTGCGCGATACTGGAGAGCATACGGGGGGTGGAAAGCTGTCTTGACGTCTCCGTATCTCCATGCTTCAGTCGTTCTTACATTCGTGCTGGCGCACTTGTGGGTCGGTGCGGAATGGTGGTCGGATCCAATAGCAATACTGCCGGGCATGGTGGGCTTTGCGATTGGCGCGTATGCCATTGTGCTGGGGTTCGGGGACGAACGATTTCGCGAGATCATTATGACTCGCCGGAATGGCAAGACGAGCCCTTACGTGAGGATTAGCGCGTCACTGGCTCACTTCATAGTGGTGCAACTCGGCGCGTTGGTGATCGCGATCTGCGCAAAAGGACTCAACTTTCCGCTTGATGAGGGAAAGGGCATTGGTCGAGTGTTGTTTGCCATATTTGGAGACGTTTCGTTTGTCCACGAGTGGGTTTCACCGGTAGGGTATTTCTTCGGATTCTTGCTCTACGTCTACGCCCTTGCCACGGCACTTGCCACGGCGATGGCAATCTTTCGGCTCACGACGATGACCGAGCGGGATGAGGAGCCGAAGAACGGCAGGAATTGAGCTTGTACGTCGGTGCTTTGATCGATGGGCCGCGCTTGCGATTGCAAGCGCGGCCCATCGTCGTCTGGGGCCCCTCGTGTACACAAGGATGCGGGGGTGCGCACCCGCGCTTTTTCTCTACTGTTGAATCTCTATAGGGGGGCACATTCACATGTTGACTCAGCAGCAGATCGCGGAGCACCTCGACCTTGAACGGTCGACGGTTTCGCGTCTGGTTGACCGACTCAACATCGACTATCGGACGGCGTCGATGGATGAGGTCCGCATCGCTTACCTTCGGCACTTGCGAGAGATGGCGGCCGGTCGCGCGAGCGAGACCGGCATCGATCTTGTGGCCGAACGCGCGATGACCGAACGTGTCGATCGCGAAATCAAATTGCTGACGCTGGCCGAAAAGAAAGGGCAGTTGGTCAACGCAGCGCAGCTTGAGCAGGCATATGGCCAGATGGTCGGTGCCTTTCAGACGGAACTGCTCGCGCTCTCCGACAAGCTGGTCCAGGAGCTGCGCGCGCTGTATGACGTTGAAATTGACCTCGAATGGTTGAACGAGCATATGTATGGGTGTCTTGAACAGCTTTCTGGATACGACCCAGACGGTTCGAGCGGTGATTCGGCGAATCGTGCAGCTACTGCGCCCGCCGGAACGGATCGGGACGACGGAGTGGGCGAGGAAGCACCGCCGGATGAGCGCGAAGGCAACGGCGAGCCCCGGCCGCTATAACCCGAACATCACGCCGTGGGTGTTCGGCATGCACGCGGCGCTCGACGATCCGACCGTGCAAAAGGTCGTGTGCATGAAGTCGGCGCAGGTCGCATGGACGGATGGGGTGCTGCTGAACTACATCGGCCGGCGGATCGACGTCGACCCGTGCCCGATGATCGTCATGTTCGCGAAAGAGAAGTCGGCGAAGAAGTTCAACATGGAGAAGTTCGAGCCGATGGTCGAGGTGACGCCGCGCCTGTCGGCGAAGCTGCCCGTGCATGCGAGCCGCGACAAGAACAACCTGTGGGATCACAAGACGTTCCCGCGCGGTTTCCTGAAGTTCATCACGTCGAACGCGCCGGACGACGTCAAGTCGACGCCCGCGCCCGTGGTCGCGGTCGAGGAACCGGACGACGCGAACCAGAACGTGCGCGAGCAGGGTGATTCGATCACGCTGCTCGAAGAGCGGAACAAGAGCTACTCGGACAGCCGCCGCAAGGTGATTTTCGGCGGCACGCCGACCGTCGACGGCTTCTCGCGCATTCAGCAGGCATACGAGGCATCGGATCAGCGCGTCTATCTGGTGCCGTGCCCCGACTGCGGCGAAGAGCACGAACTGGTGTGGGAAAACGTCACGTGGACCGACGACGCGGAGATCGCGCACGAGGTGTACGGCCGCGCCCGCCCCGAGTCGGCGCGGTACACGTGCCCGCACTGCGGCTCGTTGTGGGACGACTCGATGCGGATTCGCGCGGTGCGCCGGGGGCGGTGGGTTGCGACGGCCCCGTTTCACGGCGTGGCCGGATTCCGGCTCAACGAGCTGGTATCGCCGTTCCCCGGCTCACGCATGGCCGAGCTGGTGAAGAAGTGGCTGACGGCGGAAAAAGCCCTTCGCGCGGGCGACGACACGAAAATGCGCTCGTTCGTGAACAACTCGAAGGGCCGGCCGTACAAGTACAAAACCGATCTGCCCGAGATCGACGCGCTCGCCGAGCGCGCCTTGCCGTATCCGGCGTTCGTGGTGCCGGCGGGCGGTCTGCTGCTGACGCTCGGCGTCGACGTGCAGCATGATCGCCTCGCGATCGTGCTGCGCGCGTGGGGGCGTGGCGAGGAAAGCTGGCTGGTCGTATGGGACGAGATCTTCGGCAACGTGATGGACCAACGCGAAGACCCGTTGACGGGCGGCGTATGGGGCGCGCTCACGACGCTGATCACCCACGCGTACCGGCATGAAACAGGCGGCCTGCTGCGGGTCCGGGCGACATCGATCGACTCGTCGGACGGCTCGACGTCGGACGCGGTTTACAAGTACGTGCGCGCGGCGCAGCGGCGGGGCTTGAACGTCCTGGCGATCAAGGGCAGCACGGATGCGAATGCGGAGATTTTCAGCACGCCGCGCGCGTCGGTCGACTCGACGCGGAACAACAGCAAGGCGGCGAAGTACGGGTTGCGGCCGTATATGGTCGGTGTCAGCAAGGCCAAGGATCTGATCCTCGACAACCGGCTCAAGCTGGAAGGCGACGGCCCCGGACGCATGCACTGGTATCGCGACGTCCGGTTCGATTATCTGTCGCAGCTGACGGCCGAGGTGAAGGTGCCCGCACGCATCGGCACCAAGCGCGTCTGGCAGAAGAAGGCCGGCGCGCGAAACGAGGCGCTCGACTGCGAGGCGTATGCGTTGCACGCGGCGCGCAGCGTCAAGACGCATCTGATGACGGAACTGCACTGGCAGGTTGAGCAGCAGCGCCTGTCGCAGGTGTCGCTGTTCGAGGCGGTGCCGGTGCTCGACGCGTTGCCGTCGGCGCTGCCGGTCGAGGTGCTGCCGGATCCGCCGGACGATCACGGTACGGACACCGCACCGCCACCGCAGCAAGCCGCACAACCCATCGAAACCCCGCCACCGAGCGGGGTTTCGCGCATTCAGGGGCGTCGCGTCGGCCGTTCGGCCTACCTGACGCGTCGCTAGGAGAAAGCCGATGGCTTACACAAGGCAGGATCTGGATCGCATCCAGTCCGCGATCGCGAAGGGCGAACTCGAAGTGCAGTACGCGGATCGCCGCGTGAAGTATCGCTCGATCCTGGAGCTTCGCGAGGCGCAAACCGAGATCATTCGTGCGCTCGACGGCGCGAGCGGGCGCTCGCGCATCGTTCGGCTGCGGCACGCCGGCAAGGGGGTTCGATGAGCCCGGCGTATCCGATGCTCGCGCGACGCGGGTTCGTGGTGCCGACGCGGCTGAAGGCGGCGGCGTACGAATCGGCGAGCACGGGCGGCGCTCGCGCACGGTCGTGGAAGGCGTCGAGTGCCGGACCGAACGCGGCGGCCGCGCAAAACCTGCCGCTGATGCGGCATCGGGCGCGCGACGCGATCCGAAACGACCCATGGGCGAAGGCCGCGATCACGCGGCTCGTGTCGAACACGATCGGTTCCGGCATACAGGCGCATCCGCGACATCCCGACGAGGCGATGCGAAACGCGCAAAAGCAGCTTTGGGAAGACAGCACCGAGGAGATCGACGCGGACGGGCTGTTCGACATGGCGGGTTTGCAGACGCTCGCTGCTCGCGCGTTCTTCAGCGACGGCGAGGTGCTCGTGCGGCGGCGTCTGCGCAGTTGGCACGATGGCTTGGCCGTGCCGTTGCAGGTGCAGTTGCTCGAAGCCGATCATCTGCCGGTGAGCAAGAACGAACGCCTGCCGCGTGGCGAGATCGTCAACGGCGTCGAGTTCGACGACGACGGACGGCGCATTGCCTATCACCTGCTGACGCGGCATCCCGGCGAGTACGGTCGACAGGCCGGCGACAGCACGCGGACGGTGCGCGTGCCGGCCGACGAGATCGCGCACGTGTTCCTTGCGCTGCGGCCGGGGCAGGTGCGCGGCGTGCCTGAACTGTCGACGGTGCTGCTGCGGCTGCATTCGCTCGACAACTTCGACGACGCGGTGCTGTTCCGGCAAGAGGTCAGCAACCTGTTCGCGGGCTTCATCACGAAGCCGCACGCGGAGCTTGGGCCGATGGGCGATCCCGTTTCGGGCGCGCCGATGCGATACGACGACGACGGGTTTTCGCCGGTCGTGTCGCTCGAACCCGGCGGCATGCAGGAGCTTGCGCCCGGTGAGGAGGTGAGATTCTCGGAGCCGCCGGGCGCGGGCAACGACTATGTGCCGTTCATGCGCCAGCAACTGATGGCGTCGGCCGCGTCGGTCGGCATGCCTTACGAGGTGCTCACGGGCGATTTGCGCGACGTGAGCGATCGCGTGCTGCGCGTGATTCTCAACGAGTTCCGGCGCAGCGTCGAACAGATTCAGTGGAATGTGTTCATTCACCAGTTCTGCCGCAAGGTGTGGCGCTGGTGGGTCGACGCGTGCGCGCTGTCGGGCGCGATGCCGATGCCGAACTACTTCCGCCGGCGTCGCGACTATCTGCGCGTGCGATGGGTGCCGCAGGGCTGGCCGTATATCCATCCGGTGCAGGACGTCACCGCGAAGCGCATGGAGATCCGCGCGGGCCTCGCGAGCCGCACGGGCGCGGTGCTCGCGCGCGGCGACGATCCGGAGCAGGTCGACGCGGAGAACGCGGCGGATCTCGCGCGCGAGCAGCGGCTCGGCTTGCGATACGACACGCAGCTCGCGATTGAAGACGGAAACGGCAGTGTTTTGAAAGAGGACGGTGAATGAAACGAAACCGCAAGTGGTGGGACATCCGCGCGCAGGCGCAGGCGGGCGGCGGCAAGGTTGCCGAGATCCGGATCTATAGCGACATCGGATTCTGGGGCACCGACGCGCAGAACTTCGTGTCGCAGCTCGATGCCGTTGCGGCCGACGCATCGTCGATCACGGTCGCGATCAATTCGATGGGCGGCGACGTGTTCGACGCGTTCGCGATCTACAACGCGTTGCGCCGCTACGCCGGCAAGGTGAAGGGGCGCGTCGACGGCATCGCGGCGTCGGCCGCATCGCTGGTGCTGATGGCGTGCGACGAGATCGAGATGCCCGAGAACGCGCTGCTGATGATCCACCATCCGCATACGGTCGCGGCCGGCGAATCGAAGGATCTGCGCCGCGTCGCCGAGCTGCTCGACAACGCGAGCGCCGGCATTCTGGCGGCGTACGCACAGCGCAGCGGCCTGTCCGAAGACGACGTGCGGGCCATGATGGACGCCGAGACGTGGCTGACGGCCGCGCAGGCCAAGGAGAAGGGTTTCTGCGACGTGATCGAGGCCCCGGTCAAGCTCGCGGCGTCCGCGGGCACTGCGCCGCTTCTCGCACGTTTCTCGGCCGTGCCCGAGCAGGTTGTGGCGCTGCTCGACGCGGTTGACGAACCGGACGCGGATTCGACCGTTCCGCCGGAGAACACGCCGACCGATCCGACGCCGGATCCCGAGCCGGAGCCGCCATCTCAGATGCCCGATGTCACGGCACTCGCTGCGCACGTGTTCAATTCGCTGCGGGAAGCCAATCTTGCGGCATGCGCCGAAGGCGTGATCGCGGCGACCGGTCTGCGTGATCGCGAGACGGTCGATCGCGCGATCCGCAACGCAACCGATATCGCGGGGATCTGCCTCGCGGCGAACCAGACGAATCTGACCGCGCAATACGTCGCGGACGGTCTGACGCCCGATCAGGTGCGCGCGCGGCTGTTCGAGCGCCTCACGGCATCGAGCGCCCGTATCAACAGCCGGCCCGATCCGGCGCAGCAGCAGACGCAACCGCAGGCACGCGGCCGCACGTTGCGCACGTCCGACATCTACGCGGCCCGCCGCGTGGCCAAGTAACTTTTCATCGCCGAAAGGAGCGCTGAATGTCCAACATCCAAACCATGGGCGCGTTGCCCGCCGAATTCCTGATCTCGGAGGGGCCGGGCCAGATCTCGCGCGATGCGATTCTCGTCGCGGCCGGCCCGGCGTTGCCGGCGGGCTGCGTGCTCGGCACGATCGGGACCGGCGAATACGCGCCGTACGACAACGCCGCGACGACCGGCGCGGAGGTCGCCGTCGGCATCCTCTACGCGCCGTTGCCGGCGTCCGACAAGCCGCGCCCGGCGGTTGCGATCAAGCGGCTCGCCGAAGTCGACGCACGCCTGCTCGCGGGGCTCGACGCGCCCGCGCGCGATGACCTGGCCGCGCATCACATCGTCATCCGCTGATCGCAGCGAATTCCCTGATTCCGAAGCCGCGCCGATGCGCGGCTTTTTCATTTCCGGAGTGCATATGGCAGACATCGCTATCTTCAACGACGACGCATTCTCGCTGTCGTCCATGACCGCGGCAATCAACGAGCAGCCGCACGTGCCGGGCCGGCTCGGCGAGGCGGGCCTGTTCGACGAGGAAGGCATCACGACGACGACGGTGCAGATCGAGCGCGACGGCGACACGCTCGCGCTCGTGCAGTCCGGCGTGCGCGGTCAGCCCGCGCCGAACGCGCTGGGCAGCAAGCCGAGCCTGATTCCGTTCAACACGGTCCATCTGCCGCAGCGCGCGGTCATCAAGGCGGACGAGATCCAGAACCTGCGCGCGTTCGGCGACGATTCGGAACTGGAGACGGTCCAGCGCTACGTCGACAAGCGGCTCGCGAAGATGCGCCGCCAGCTCGAAGCGACGCACGAGTACCACCGCCTCGGCGCGGTGCGCGGCGTGATCCTCGACGCGGACGGCAAGCATGTCGTCGCGAACCTGCTCGACCGCTTCGGCATCGAGCAGCAGGTGATCGAATACGAACTGTCGAATGCGAAGACCGAGATCCGGATCAAGAACGAGGACACGCTCGAAGCGATCGAGGACGCACTCGGCAACGTGCCGTTTTCGAGCGTGCGCGCGTTCTGCGGGCGTAACTTTTGGCGCAAGCTGCTGACGCTGCCGACTGTGAAGGAGACGTTCCTCAACACGGCGGCAGCGGCGGCGCTGCGCGGCGACCCGCGTGGCGCGATCGAGCTCGACGGCATCGTGTTCGAGCGTTACCGGGGCAAGATCGGCGGCATCCCGTTCGTCGGCGACGACGAGGCGTATGCGGTGCCGGAGGGCGTGCCGGATCTGTTCATCTCGCGCTTCGCGCCCGGCGATTACGTCGACGCGGTGAACACGATCGGGCTGCCGTACTACGCACGGCAGGAAATCATGCCGTTCAACAAGGGCGTCGAGATCGAGGCGCAGTCGAACCCGATCCATCTGTGTACGCGCCCGCGCGCGTGCATTCGTCTGAAGGCGTGACGCATGGCGTTCCACGATCTGATGACGGACGTCGACGCGGCCGTGCTGCGGGATCTGGGCGACGACGATGTCTTCGTCGACGGCCGGCCCGTGCGCGGCATGTTCAACGCGCCGTGGCTCGGTCCCGATCTCGGCTCGCAACGCACGAACCTCGTCGCGCCGATGTTGCACGTGATCGACGCGGACGCCGCCGGCATCCAGCCGGGCAGCGTCGTGACTGCGCGCAGCGGGCGCTATCGCGTCGTCGAGGCGCAGCCGGACGGCACGGGCTGGACGATCCTGACACTGCAATGACATGAACCGACTGAAAGTCGAAATCGACGTCGACGCGGTCACGGCCGTCTTGCAGGGCCTGTCGCCGTCCGCGATGCAGGCCGCGTGGCGGCGCACGCTGCGCAAGACGGCCGCATGGATCAAGAGCCAGACGGCGAAGGAAGTCAGCGCGGCGACGCGCATTCCGCAGAAGACGATCCGCCGCCGGCTGTATTTCTTCCTGCGGTCGGCCGATACCGGCAAGGTGTGGCTCGGCCTGAATCCGATCGAGGCGCACCGCCTCGGCTCGGTGGCGAAGACGCGCAAAGGCATGCGCGCCGGCCGCACGCCGTTCGAGGGCGCATGGCGGCAGTCGAAACGGCAACCGGACGGGCCGATCTTCGAGCGCGTCGGGAAGGCACGGCTGCCGTACCGCGTGGTGACGGTCAATTGGCACGAGACGGGCGAGCCGGCGTTTCGCCGCGCGGCGAAGGCTTGCGAGGAACGGCTCTTGACGATCCTGAGGCAGGAAGTGAACTACGAACTACAAAAGGTAATGGGACGTGCTCGATAACCTCAAATTGCTGCACGACGCGATCGTGAAGGGCCTGCGAGAAGCGCTGCCGACCTTCGAGCGGATCGAAGCGTATCCGAAGATCGGCGCGCAGATCCGGACGCCGCTGATCGCCGTCGAGCTGTCCGAAATGGAGCCCGGACACGACGACGGGACCGGCTGCATTTCGCTGATCGCGCGCATGCAGGCGCGCATCATCGTCGATCCATACGGCGCGGAACACGAGCTGCACGTGCGCGAAATCGCCGCGCGTCTCGCGCTCGCGGTTCACATGCAGACGTGGGGTCTGCCGATCGCGCCTGGCAGGGTGGTTCAGGTTGGCGAAGACCCGTTCCGCCCGCAGCTCGACACGTACCTCGTGTGGCTTGTCGAATGGACGCACGAATTCGGCATCGGCGGGGAGCCGGAAGCGATCCCGGACGGCAGCACGCTCGTATGGGGCGTCGATCCGTCGACGGGGCCGGGCAACGAAAGCAGCTATTGGGATCCGGCGCAGGACGCGCCGGCCGACTATCCGGAGTGACGATGCTCGAGTATGAAATCGGCGAGATTGATCGGCGGCTCGCCTGCCTCGTGCAGCAAGGCACGGTCGACGCGGTGTCGTACGAGCCGCCGCGATGCCGCGTGCGGGTCGGCGATTGGGTCAGTGACTGGTTGCCGTGGTTCACGGTCGCGGCGGGCGCGGTGCGCTTCTGGCGGCCGCCGTCCGAAGGCGAGCAGGCATCCATCCTGTCCGCGTCGGGCGAGCTGTCGAGCGCGTACGCGGTGCCGGGCTACTACGCCGAGCAGCACGGCGGGGCAGCACGGCGCAGCCCGAACGAAACGGCGTTTGATTTTCCGGATGGGGCGTCGCAGGTCTATGACCACGCGTCGCACGAGTACCGGGTCGACGTGCCGGCAGGGGGGCGCATCGTTTTCCGCATCGGCGAGACGGAACTGGAGCTACGCGCGGACGGCGTGACGTTGCGCACCGAAAAACTGCTCGGCGACGTTCCGGACTCGACGTTCACGGGCAACACGACGACCGGGCAGCGCCTGACGTTCAACGGCGGCATGCAGGGCCGAGCAGGCGCGAACGGCGGGCCGGCGGTGGAAGTCGACGGCGGTGCTCGCTACACGGGCGATGTCGAGATCGGCGGCAAGTCGTTCCTCGGCCACAGCCACAGGGAGCAGGGCGACGGAGCGCCCGTGTCGCCGCCGCTGTAGCCGGTCGGTCTTCCAAGTCACTTTGCCCCGCAATCGCGGGGCTTCGCATTTTTGGAGTCAGCACATGGCAAAAGAACCATCGCACACGAGTGCGCCGCTCGTCCAGCCGCGCGCCACGTTCGTCGATACGCGCTTTCGGACACGCGTCGTCGTGTTCCCGGACGGTTCGGTGCTGCGCGTCATCAAGGGCGAGGTGCTCGCGAGCGTCGCGTCGCATATCGAGTATCTCGACGCGCATCCGGACTTCAAACGGCTTGAGGGTCGCGCATGAGCGACATCGATGAGATGGTCGGCATGGATCGATGGACCGGCGCACCGCTGCGCGGTCTCGCGCACCTGAAGCAAAGCATCGGCGACATTCTCGGCACGCGCCGGGGCACGCGTCGCGAGCGGCCCGAGTACGGCTCGGACATCCCGGCGATGGTCGACCTGCCGATCACGCGCGGCTGGATCTCGTCGGCGCAGGCGGAAGCCGCGCGCGCGATCGGGCGATGGGAACCGCGTATCAGGCTCGATCGTGTCGTCGCGCTTGCGGTCGTCGACGGGCGCGTGACGTTCGAGATTCGCGGCCATGTCGACGGCAAGGCGGAGATCTTCGAGGTGACGGTATGACGATGATCGATCTGTCGCTGCTCGATCCGCCCGATCTGGTCGAGACGCTCGACTTCGAAGCGGCGTATCAGATGAAGCTCGCGTACTTCAAGCGCATCTATCCGGACTGGAGCGCCGCGCTCGAATCCGATCCGGTCGTCAAGCTGATCGAGCTGGCCGCATACGACGAGATCCGATTGCGCGCACGCCTCAACGATGCCGCGCGGGCGACCATGCTCGCGTACGCGACTGGCGCGGATCTCGAACACGTTGCCGCGCTGATGGGCGTCGAGAAGGCGCTCGTCGATCCCGGCGATCCGGATGCGACGCCGCCGCGCTCGCCGATCTACGAGCGAGACGAGCGGTTCCGATTGCGCACGCAACTGGCGATCGAGACGTCGACCGACGCGGGGCCGATCGACGCCTATCGCAAGCACGCGCTCGACGTGTCGCCCGAGGTGCTCGACGTGCAAGTCGATCGTCCGGAGCCGGGCACGGTTCGCGTGACGGTCATGTCGCAGTCGAATGGGGGTATCGCGAATGACGCGCTGCTCGCGAAGGTGCGCGCGGCGTTGCCCGCCGAAGACGTGCGGCCGTTGACCGACACGGTGCTTGTCGTGCCGGCCCGGCCGGTTGCATACGCGATCGAGGCGGACGTCTACGTGGGACGCGGCCCGGACCCCGCCGTCGTGCTGGCCGAGCGACGGCGCGATCTCGACGCCGCGATCGACGCGGCACGCCGGCTCAAGCTCGGGATGGCGCGATCGGCGATCGCGGGCGCGCTTCATCCGCGCGGCAGCAGCGTCGCGCGCGTCGATCTGAAAGCTCCGCTGGGCGACGTTACGTGCAACGGGCAGGAGTTCGCCGATTGCACGTCCGTCGTCCTGAATCTGAAGGTGCTCGATGAGTGAACGTCTATTGCCGTCGAATCAGACGCCGCTCGAAGCCGCGCTCGCGCGCGTGCTGCGGCCGAGCGTCGATCCGGAGATCCTGCGCACGCTGATGGACGTCGATCGATGTCCGGCCGCATTCCTGCCGTGGCTCGCATGGTCGGTCGCCGTCGACGGGTGGGAGTTGGCCGAGTCGGACGACGCGCGGCGTGCGCTGATCAAAGGCTCGTTGGCGTTGCATCGCAGGAAGGGCACGCCGTGGGCCGTCCGCGAAATCGTTCGGCGGCTCGGCTTCGGCGAAATCGAGATTCAGGAAGGACGGATCGCGAAGCGTCGCGACGGCACAGCGCGGCGGGACGGCAACTACGTTCATGGCCGCGCAAGCGCGTGGGCCGAGTACATCGTGACGCTGAAGCAGCCGATCACGCGCGGTCAAGGGCAGGCGCTGATGCGCGCGATCGAGCGCTACGCGCCCGCGCGCAGTCAACTGGTGAAGCTCGACTATTCGGCGATTGCGATCCGCCATAACGGCACGGCCGTCCGCAACGGCCAATATTCTCGGGGAGTGGTAGCAGCATGGCAAACCTGAAAGAACAAGCCCAATGGGAAGACGGCGTATATCAATTGGAGACGTCGGATCCGGTGATAGGTGGCCCGGATGGGATCGACAACCTGCAAGCGAAGCAACTGGCCAATCGCACGCGGTATCTCAAGCAACAGCAGGAGTCGCATGCGTCCGCCGTCGATCCGCATCCTCAATACGCGACGAAAACCGATCTTTCGCAGCGGTTGGCGGATCTGGTCGGCCAGTCTCCGTCGACGCTCGACACGTTGAACGAGCTTGCAAAAGCGCTCGGGAATGATCCGAACTTCGCGACGACGATGACGAACGCATTGTCTCAGAAGGCGCCGCTGGATTCCCCGACGTTCACTGGCGCACCGAAAGGGACCACGCCAGCTCCGCTCGACAGCAGTACGAGAATGGCGACCACCGAGTTCGTCAGGCGCGCGCTCGGGAATGTGAATTTCGCGTCATACATTTCGTCGCAGAAGCTCACGGCATCGCAAGCGGGAAGCTGCATCAATTTCTGGGGAGGCGCTGCGGCGACGTTCGCCTTGCCGGCCGTGTCGACCATGCCGCTTGGGGGCACGTTCCTGTTCAACAACAGCAGCGACGCCCCTTTGACGATCGTTCGCGACGGCAACGATTCGATTCTCCTGAACGGAGGGAATCCGAGCGCGACGTTGACGCTCGGGGATAGTTTGCTCCTCGTCGCTGTCCCGCCAGGACAGTGGATCGCAGCCGGCGGTAGCGCGCAGTTGCCGTTCTCGTCGGTCATGGCCGGTCCGAACTGGTCGACGGCGTCGCAGTTCGACAACTCGGCTCGCCTCGCGACGACCGCATTCGTGCAGCGTGCGCTCGGCAGTTTCTCGGGAGCGGTCGATGCGGAAGGCGCGATCACGCTGAAAGCCGGACAGGCGGGGATGGTCGTCTATAGCACCAAGTCGCCGACCGTCACGCTTCCGTTGGTCTCGACCGTTCCCGAGGGCGCGGCGTTCTTTATTGCTGCGGCGGGCACGATCGTGACGCAAGGCAGCGACGTGATTTACAACGCGAGCGGCAGCGCGGTGGGAGCCTCGTATGTCACGGGGCCGGCCCCGACGTCGCCTGCCCCCGCGCTGGTCGTCCGAAACGGGGGCGTATGGCAGATTCTCATGGGTTCGTCTGCCCTCAAGGGGGACAACCTGTTCGCCGCGACGCTGGCGATACCGGGATTCTCGAAATTCCCGAACGGTCTGATTCTGCAGTGGGGCAGCTTCATGTCGTCAGGCACGGGCAATCCCAACGCCACCGTGACGTTCCCGATCGCCTTCCCGAATGCGTGTCTGGGCCTGTCGCCCACGATCGGCGGCGGCTCGATCGGCAATTTCACGGTGCAGACCTACGCCGCATTCAAGACCGGCGCGACCTTGAGTTGCCAGAACAACGCTGGCATGTCGGGCGGCGTAGGCGGCAACTATTTCGCGATTGGATTTTGACTCAGGAGTGGGACAGTGGCTCAGAAATTCGCGGCACATGATTCGAAGAATTTCATCACGGCGTTTTACGACAGCGTGGACAGCCCCGCGCCGGCGGGCGTGACGTGCACCGAGATCACGGACGAGCAATGGAAGATGCTGCTCGACGGCGAGTCGCGGGGCAAGCGCATGGCGCTGGACGATAACGGCATGCCGGTGCTGCTTGATCCGCCGCCGCCGACCATCGAACAGATCATCGTGAGCAATACGGCGATGCGTGATCGGCTGCTGGAGCGCGCGAGCGTCGCCCTGACGCCGCTACAGACGGCGATCATGCTGGGAGACGCAACCGACAGTGAGGCGCAGCAGGCCCGTGCATGGATCGCGTACACGCGTGCGGTCAAGGGGATCGACCTGACGCGGCGCGAGCCGACATGGCCCGAGCAACCCGAGATGGCACGCGAACGCAGCTCGTCGACGCGACCCTAGTAACCGCCCCTCATTCGCAATCGAAGCCGCTTACCCAAGCGGCTTTTTCTTTTTTGGAGACCTGAATGGGTGCTACCTCGTTTTATCACGGCGTGACGACGACGATCGTCGACGTCGGCCCGCGCACGATCGCCGTGCCGTCGTCGTCGGTGGTCGGCCTCGTCGACACGTACGCGCCGGGCGCGGATCTCGTGCAACCGGACGTGCCGGTGCGGCTCACGAGCGAACACGACGCGGCGCAGGCGTTCGGCGAGCACAGCGCCGTCGCGCGAGCCGCGCGGGCGATCTTCGCGCAGAGCAAGGCGGCGATCGTCGCGGTCGGCGTCGAGAAGAAGGGCGACGCCGCGCAGCTCGCGACCGACGTGATCGGCGGCGTTTCGGCGGCCGGCAGGCGGACTGGCCTGCAAGCGCTGCTCGATGGGAAATCGCTGTTCAACCTGCAACCGCGCCTGTTGATCGCGCCTGGCCATACGTCGAAGCAGGCTGTGGCGACGGCGGCCGACGCGCTCGCGAACAAGTTGCGCGCGGTCGCGATCGTCGACGGACCGAACACCGACGACGAGGCCGCGATCGCCTACGCAAGGAACTTCGGCAGCAAACGGCTGTATCTGGTCGATCCGGGCGTGCGCTACTGGGACACGGGCGCGAACGTCGACGCCGATGCGCCGGCGTCCGCGTACGCGGCCGGCATGTTCTGCCAGACGGACGCCGCGATCGGCTTCTGGGCGTCGCCGTCGAACAAGGAAGTCGTCGGGATCACGGGCACGAGCCGGCCGATCGAGTTCCTCGACGGCGACGAGACGTGCCGCGCGAACCTGCTGAACAACGCGTTCGTCACGACGATCATTCGCGACGGCGGTTTCAGGCTGTGGGGCAACCGCACGCTGTCTGCCGATCCGAAATGGTCGTTCGTCACGCGCGTGCGCACGCTCGACATCGTCATGGATGCGGTGCAGGCGGGCCACAAGTGGGCGGTCGACCGCGGCATCACGGCGACCTACGTGAAGGACGTCACGGAAGGGCTGCAAGCGTTCATGCGCGATCTGCGCACGCAGGGCGCGATCATCAATTTCGAGGTCTACGCGGATCCGCGCCTGAACAGCGCGAGCCAGCTCGAACAGGGCAAGGTGTACTGGAACATCCGGTTCACCGACGTTCCGCCCGCCGAAAACCCGATCTTCCGCTTCGAGGTCACGAATCAGTGGCTCACGGAAGTGCTCGATACCCAATCGTAGGAGGTGAACCTTGGTTCCGGAAACGCTTTTCAATCTCGCGATGTACGTGGACGGTCGCGGCTTCGTCGGCCGCACGACCGAGGTGACGCCGCCGAAGCTGAAGATCAAGACGGACGACTTCCGCGCGGGCGGCATGGACGCGGCGGTGAAGACCGACCAAGGCATGGAGGCGCTCGAAGCGTCGTTCGCGATGTCGACGCTGGAGCGCGATGTGCTGAAGTTCTTCGGCATCGCGGACGGCACCGCGTTCAACGCGACGTTTCGCGGGTCGTTCCGCGACATCAAGGGCGGCTCGAAAGCCGTTGCCGTTCATATGCGCGGCATGCTGACCGAGGTCGATTCCGGCTCGTGGAAGCCGGGCGAGAAGGCTGAAATCAAATACGCCGCGTCGCTGAACTACTACAAGCTGGAGATCGCGGGTTCGGTCATGCATGAGATCGACGTCTTCGGCTTCGTGCGCGTGATCGACGGCGTCGACCAGCTCGCGCAGGTGCGCCGCGATCTCGGCATGTGACGCGCGGCAAAGCAACTTTGAACCCAAGGGGCGCATCGTGCGCCCCTTTTTACATTTCGAGGAAACCCGATGGACACGATCACGATCAAGCTCGAGTACCCGATCACGCTCGACGGCGTGCTGCGCGACACGCTGACGATGCGCCGCCCGAAGGTGCGCGACGTGCGCGGCGCGAGCAAGCGCGCGCAGGACGACGACGAACTGCGCGAGATCACGCTGTTCGCGATGCTCGCGGACGTCGCGCCCGACGAGCTCGAACAGATGGACATGGCCGATTACGTGGCGATGCAACGCGCGTACGACTCCTTTCGACCCGCTGGTGCGGCTGCACGACAAAACGGTCAAGGCGCTGGCGAAGCGGCTGCTGCGTGAATGCGCGATCAGCCCGCAAGCGATCGATGACCTGACGCTTGAGGATCTGGTGTGGTGGTTGACGGATTGACGTGACAGGGAGCGGATATGGAACGCGGTATCGCGTTGGGGATCGTGATCGGCGGGGCGGTATCCGCGACGTTCGGCAAGGCGATCTCCGACACGCAATCGAAGATCGTCGGACTGCGCAAGACGGCCGCCGAAAAGGGCATGTGGCAACGCCAGATCGGCGAGACGATCAAACTGCAGGACGAGTTCCGCCGCCTGCATCGTGCGGGCGACAGCGCGGCCGAGACGATCCGGCGCAAGCTGGATTCGAATCTGCGGACCCTGCGTGACGCCGGCATCGAGGTCGACCGGCTCGATCGCGCGTATGCGCGGCTCGGCCGCACGACGCGGGGGCTCGATCTGCGCGCGATGGGGCACGAGCGCCTGAGCGGCGGCCGCGAGGCGATGCGGGGCGCGGTCGGCGATTCGATGAAGCTGACCGCCGCGATCGCGGTGCCGACGATGGTGTCGGCGCAGTATCAGGCGATCATCCGCGACATCGCGATCAAGGCGGGCATCGCGCGCACGGGCGAAGAGCGCGCGATGTCCGAACGGATCCGGCGCAATGCGTCGGCCAACGGGATGAACCGCAACGAGCTGGCCGAGGCGGTCAATCAGATGGTGGCGGCCGGCATGGATCTCGACCGCGCGCTCGGCTTCGCGCCGGCCGTCGCGAAGTTCTCGATCGGCCAAGGCGCGACGAGCGTCGAGACGGCGAAGATGATTCAGGCGCTGGAGCAGAACGCGGACATCAAGGATCCGGTCGCGATGCTCAAGGCGCTGGAGGCGATCGCGTATCTCGGCAAGGAAGGCTCGTTCGAGTCGGTCGACATGGCCCGCTGGTTCCCGGTGCTGCTCGCCGAAATGAAGAAGATCGGCATCACGGGGCAGGATTCGGTGACGCAGTTGGGCGCGATGCTTCAGGTGCAGATGAAGACGGCGGGCAACGCCGACGAAGCCGCGAACAACCTGAAAAACTGGTTCTCGAAGATCGGCTCGGGCGAGACGAAGCGGAACTACGAGAAAGCCGGCGTCGACTACGAAGCGAAGATGAAGGAGGCGATCGGCAAGGGCTGGTCGACGCTCGAAGCGTCGTTCGTGCTCGCGCGCGCGTACATCGAGCGCGTCGACCCCGCGAAGGCCAAGCAACTGGCCGAGGCGGCGAAGTCGATCAACGCCGAGCTGGATCCGGCCAAGCGTCAGAAGCAGATCCGCGCGTTCGAAGAGACGATGAAGACGGGCGACCTGTTCACCGACATGCAGGTGAAGGCGGCGCTCACCGCGTACATGCAGAACGCCGATCTGTACTCGAATCTGAAGCGCAACGCCGCATCGGCGAGCGGCGAGATCGAGAAGGATCTCAAAGACCGCCGCGACGCGTCCAAGCAGATCTGGAAAGAAGTTGCGGATCAGTGGGACGAGGCAATGCGCAGCATCGGCGACGCGCTGCGTCCCGTGACGGATATTGCGGGCGAGCAGGCGAAGAAGGCGGGCGGCAAGGTGCGCGACATCGTCGATACGTCGCCACGTGCGGCGGCGGCTGTCATCGGCGTCGCGGGCGCGGCGATCGCGTATCGCGGTGCGCGTGCGGCGTGGTCGATTGGTCGCGGCGTGCTCGATGTCGCGCGTGGTGGTTGGTTGGCGCGAGGCGGCGAGCGCAGCGGGAAGGGCGGCAAGGGAGCGAAGCCGGGGCGCGGCGCTCAGGCGCTCGATGCGCTCGGCGCGGCGGCCAGCGGCGTGCAGCGTGTCTTCGTCGTCAACATGCCGGGCGGCGGCATCGGCGGCGGATCGGTCGGTGATCTGATCGAGGGTGCGACAGGTGTGGCGAGCGGCAGGGCGGGCAAGGCCGGGCGCTTCGGGCGGCTTGGCCGGGCGCTAGGCGGGATTGCCGGCCGCGTGTTGCCGTATGCCGGCAAGATCGCGCTCGCCGGGACGGTGCTGAAGCTCGGGCTCGCCGCGAAGGACGCATACGCGGTCGCGGCCGGCGACGATCCGCGCGCGCGGAAGGCGGAGAGCTTCGCGGGCATCGGCGGCAGTCTCGCAGGCGGCGTCGTCGGCGCGAAGCTCGGCGCGTCGATCGGCGCGTTCGGTGGGCCGCTTGGCGCTGCGATCGGCGGCGTCGCGGGCGGGGCGATCGGCACCTTCGCCGGCCAGAAGCTGCTCGGCGCACTCACGCGATGGGCGTTTCAGCAGCGCGGCGACACGCCCGAAGCCGCGCGCGCGGTCGCGAATGCGAAGGCGCTCGTCGAGCCCGGCGTCGCGGAGCGGCGCGCGTTCAAGGTCGAGCAGCAAAACAGCTTTGCGCCGGTCTTCAACATCAAGCTGGAGGGCGGCTCGGATCAGGAGATGGCCGACCGGCTGCTCGCACGTATCAATCCGCAGATCCAACGGGCGATGACCCAATCGATGAACAACAACAACCGGTCGGCGCTGTTCGATGCGCCGCATCTGTAGGAGCGCCGATGGATTTCGTGAAGAGCATCACGCAGGCGGCGACGCAGGCCAGCATCGCGGCCGAGCGCGTGCAGCACGTGAGCCGTGTCTACGAGCGCAACCGCGCGGCGAGCCAGAACACGGTCGACACGTTGACGAAGCTCGCGACGGGGAACCTGACGTCAGCCGCCGAGCTGCTGAACGGCGCGAGCAGTGCGCTGTCGGTCGCGACCGATCTGAGCCCGAAGGTCGGCGAGGTGACGCGCGGGTTTCGCGCGACGGCGGGCGCGGTCGGCAGCGTGCTGCGGATCGCGAACGCGTCGAACCATCCGCAGATCCACGCGGCGGCGCAGACCGTGACGACGGCGCTGAAGGGCGTCGAGACGCAGTTCGCCGCCGTCGTCGGCACCGACACGGCGAAGGCCGTCAAATCGGTGTTGCAGGCGACCGGGCTCGGCGCGGTGTTCGATGCATTGGGCGGCGACGCTTCGTCGGCTACCCCTCATCTGCTGACGCTGACGACCGAGGAAGGGCGGCGCTTCAACTTCGGGCTGTCGACGGCCGCGTTCGACAAGCTGCGGCGCACGACGCGCTACAAGGTCGCGTCGCAAGAGCGCCTGAACCGGCCGGAGGCGTTGCAGGCGGTGAGCCAGGGCGGCGAAACGATCGTGCTGTCCGGCGTCGTGTTCGCGGCGCTCGGGGCGGGCGCGCGCCAGTTGGAGGCATTGCGCGCGATCGGCGGGCGAATGAAGCCGGTGCAGCTCACGGCCGGCACGGGCGACGTGCTCGGGCGCTGGTATCTGCAAAGTGTCGAGGAAGAACAGGAGGCGCTCATGTCGGACGGAGCGCCGCGCAAGCAAACCTTCAGTCTGGAGTTTGGCCGCTATGGCGAGGACTTTAAGAACATCTGACGGCGACGTGCTCGACACGCTCTGCTATGCCGCCTACGGCACGCTGAGCGGGACCGTCGAAGCCGTCTACGAGGCGAATCCGGGCCTCGCGCGCGAGCCGCAGCCGTTCCGCGCAGGCGTGTTGATCACGTTGCCGGATCTCGACGCGCCGCGCGACGAGCCGATACAGCTCTGGTCGTGAGGGCGGGCGATGCAGGCGATATTCCAGATCATCGCGAACGGCGCGGACATCACGCGCACGATTCAGGATCGCGTGCTGCGGATCCGGACGACGGACAAGCCCGGCCTCGAGGCGGACGAGTGCGAAATCGAGCTCGACGACCGTGACGGCGTGATCCGCTTTCCGCCGAAGGGCGCGACGCTGAAGATCTCGCTCGGCTGGGCGGGGCAAGGGCTGTCGTTGCTCGGCGAGTACGCGATCGACGAGATCGTGTTGCGCGGGCCGCCGGCGACGGTGGCGATCCGGGGGCGGCCGGCGAACCTGCGGGCGACGTCGAAGACGCACCGCTACGGCAGCTGGTCGAATGCGAAGCTTGCCGACGTCGTCGGCGACATCGCGCGGCGCAACAAGTGGGCGGCCGCGTGCTCGATCGACGTCGTCGTGCCGCGCGCGGATCAGTTCGGCGAAAGCGATCTGCACTTCGTCACGCGGATCGCGCGGCAGTATGGGGCGACCGCGACCGTGAAGGCGGGCAAGCTGATCGTCACGCCGATCGGCGGCGGCAAGAGCGCGAGCGGGAAGGCGCTGCCGTCGCTCGTGCTTATTCCGGAGCAACTGATCGACTACGAGATCTCGTTTCCGGATCGCGCGAGCTTCGCGGCCGTGCGTACGAAGGTGCATGACGCGAAGTCGGGCAAGAAGATCGATCTCGTGATCCCGAATCCGGATGCGCCGCCCGGTGCGGCGGCTGTCCACACCGAGCGGCATGCGTTCGCGAGCCCGCAGGCGGCGAAGGCCGCGGCATCCGCGCGACTGGCGAAGCTGAACCGGCACACGGCCACGAGCCGCTTGCGGATGCTCGGCCGCGCCGACGTGTCGGCGGAGAAGACCGTGACGCTGAAGGGCTTCAAGCGCGATGCGGACGGTGACTTCCTCGTCGAGTCGGTAACGCACGAGTACGCCGGCCGCAGTTGGGAGACGGAAGTCGTGCTCAACGCCGGCAACAAGGGCAAGGCGAAGGCCGGACACGGCAAGAAGCAGGCGAAGAAGATCAATCTCGTCATTCCCGCGCCGCAGCCGTAACGCGGACGCCGGGCATACAGCAGAGCCGCTCACGGGCAACCGGAGCGGCTCTTTCTTTTTATGGAGTCAATCACTGTGAAAAGCGAAATTGCGGCGAGCGCTGCGAAGAGCGCCCCGCCGGTTGCGTCGTCGCTGTGGCTGTGGGCATCGGGGCACGACGCGAACTGGTGGGCGTCGTTGCTCGTGTCGATTCTGACGGGCGGTTACATCTGTCTTCAGTGCTACTACCTGATCAAGACCAAGGGGCGTCGAGGTGGCAAGCATGGCTAAGTTGCCGAAGAAGACGCTCGCCGGCGTCGTCGGGGCGATCGCGGCCGGCGTGCTGACGGTGATCGTGCCGAAGTTCGAGGGCGTCAAGCTGGTGGGCTACCTCGATCCGGTCGGTATCCCGACGAAGTGCATGGGCGACACGCGCGACGTCGTCGTCGGCAGGGTGTACAGCGAGGCCGAGTGCCGCCAGTCGCTCGAAACGCAACTGATTGCGCACGCTGAACCCGTGCTGCGTTGCACGCCGGGGCTGAAAGATCGTCCGTATCAACTCGCGGCGGCCGTCAGCTTTGCATACAACGTTGGCGCGAACGCCTACTGCGCCAGCACGACGGCGAAGCGCTTCAACGCGGGCGACCTGCGCGGCGCATGCCGCGCGATCAACGAGGCCGATGACGGACGCCCGCAATGGGTGACGGCGCGGGGGCGCGTGTTGCCCGGTTTGGTGAAGCGGCGCGCGGAAGAGCGCGCGATCTGCGAGCGGGGGCTGTGATGCCGAAAGCGGCTCCGTATCTGTTGGCCGCGCTGTTTGGCATGGCGGCCGGCGCGGGCGTCGAGCACCTGATCGGCGCACATCGGCTTGCCGACGAGCAGGCCGCGCGGGCGCTCGACGCGCGACGGCACGCCGAAACGTTGGGCGTGATCTCGCGCGCCGCGCTCGATGCCGAGCAGCGCGCGATCGCCGCGCACGATGCAGCCGCGTCGGCGGTGGCCGCCGTCGACCAACGAACCACGAAGGAGAGGAACGAGCATGAAGCAGAGAGTCGCAGCCTGCGGGCTGCTCTTGCCGCTGGCACTGAGCGGCTGCGCGTCGCCGTCCGACATTGCACGGCAGCCGGTGGCGACGGTTTGCCCGGCGCTTCCAGCGCCGCCGGCGTGGGCGATGGTGCCGCCGCCTATGCAGACGTCGACGCAGCGGTTGCGGAACGCGTTTTTGGCGTCGCCGGCGACGATCAGCGCGAGATCGACAAACTGAGAACGCTGCAGAGATGGACGTGCGTGATACGACCACAGACTCCGGAGTGCTGAAATTTAAAATTTTCTGGAAAATTCGGTGCTTGTGCAGAGAGCAAGATTTGGGAACTTAAGGATAACTATAAATGAAATTTATATTTTGATGGATGTTTTTATTGTTTTTAATATAATGATGGCACTCGCGCAGATTGCGTGAGTGCCGATTGTGAGGAGAGGTTAGCTCAATGGGGCGTGTTTAACTTGATCGGTTAACCATTTGCTCAACCGATCGCAAACATCAGATTTAACGATATTCCATTGGTCAAGTGATAGGCGTAGCTGTACAGAAGAAGCGCTAAAAATGAATTCCTCGTAGCTATTTTGAATAAATAGCGTGCGCCAGTCGTCTTGGGTAATACTTTCATATGTGATAAGGTAGGCGTAATCTACATAGTATTCTACATTCTTGATGGCCGGCGTGACGACAAATTGACATTTGCTTTGGTGATGATATTTTTCATTCCAAAAGAAATTGCCGACATTGGAGACGCCGGTATCTTGATCTTGAGAGACAATTTCTTGGGCTCCTTTCGCGAGCATTTCAGCGGTTCCCGGTGCGGCAACGGCTGACAAGACTGTGCGAACGATCGAAATTATATCCAGATTCCCTTTGTGTGTTTGGTCGTGGTAAGTGGTGTTAAAGCTTCCGCTATTGGCGGCCCATCCACACCAATTGGATATTGTGTAGATGACGGCCTTGTAAAATTCTTCCGAATTTCGAACGTCGGGGTCAGAAAATTTGTCGATAGACCAGCCTAGGCACCCGGAACTGATACTGCCGGTGCAATACCCTTGCAGGGTATGTTGAATCCAAAGAACTGTCGTTGTGAGCATGAATTGCTCATCAGCCGTCAAATCGGAGCTGACGGGGATTAAATGATCGTTGACCGCTGCGAGTGTACTTGCAGTTGGTTGAGTGTCTTTGATTTTTCTTGTGAGGGTTTTCGGATCGGCTAGGGTGGTTTTGGGGAAATCAGAGAGCGCGGAATTGATTTTTCTCAAAAGGCTTTGTTCTGGAATAAATCCGCCATTTGAGACGTGATTGGGAATGTGAATGGACATTTTTGCTCCTTATGATGCGTGGTTGAAAATTGTGTGAATGTGTTTTTCATTAATGTGGGGTGTGATTAATTTGAGGGTGGTGCTGTTGTGGTTGGGTTGAATTTTATGGGAGGGGATTGTCGTGATCAACTACAAGAATTTGTAGGGTTTTGTATGTGAGGTGGGAATCGTTGATTTTTGAGATTGGATTAGAGGGTTTTGTGTACATCTCTTGAATTGTTTAATTTTATGAGTTTATCCGGTTGGTGATGGGCTGCGGTGATTCGAAATGGCGGTTGTGCTGTGGAATTGAGAATTTAAAAAGTAGATGATTTCCATTCCGTGGGGTGTGTAAGAATTTTCACGCTGTATCTCAATAAATCCACGTTATTTGATATGGAGCTGAAGTGCATTGGATCTAGGATTCCAGATGGAGGATTGAGAAAGTCGTAATTGTTTGGCAGGATACACGTCTCATTTCATAGTGAATGGTGCAGGCTTTGAAATGATCCGTTCGGGCCACCCAAATACCTTTTGTCCTCAGTTGAGCGGTCGGCGGACTCGTGTCGGTGGGCGGTTAATAACGATGTCCGAAGGGCTACTTTAGGGACGACGCGCGGAGCCAGCTGGCTTCTTCTCAAATTTTGGCGTAGGCGGGGAGTAGGTCTTGATCGACGAGCCGGATCTCGATGCGGTTCGCGATCGCGACGTGCGCGGGATTGTCGACCGAGAACGGGGCGTCCGTGACGCTGACGATGATCGTGCCGGTCTGTTTGCCTTTGGCTGGGACGGGAATCAGTGCTCGGGCCTCGGGAACCTGCTGTTGCGTGATGACCTTCGGCAAATAGAGCATCCAGCCGACGCCGGGCTTGTCGTCGAACACCTTCTTCTCGAAATATTCAATCGGTGCGACCGAGACGACGGCGGGGGTGTAGGTCGCGACCAGCAAAGCAACGATGTCCTGAATGGCTGCGAGCGGTGCCAGTCCCGTTTCCGCGTCACGTGGCTTGGGCGGATCGATTGCGACCTCGGACGGTAGCGGGCCGGTATCGATAGAGAGCTTCAGCGTCGCACCATCGGTCGAGTTGTTATGCCCGTTCCATAACCCGACTACCTTTGCGCGATTCCGTTTGCCTTGATACTTGGTTTTGAGTACCGCCAGCAGCGCGGTCGAAGGTGCGCCCGAGGCTTCGAAGGCGGGGTAGAGCAGTGCCTCTTGCTCGGTATATCCCGTCAAGTACCACTGGCCGAGTCGGTCGTCTTTGCCCGATAGTGCCTCGATAACGGACCACAATCGCACAAGATGCGCCTCGAAATTGCCTGGCTCGGCAAAATCGGGGGCATCGCGAAACAGGGTGACAATTTGCATGTTCGTCGTCATGGTTGATAGACAGATTGCACGCGAGCGCTGGTCAGCGTCGGCAGCATGTACGCACGCGCCTTCGGAGTTGCGAAGTACCACATCAGCCGCGCCGGCGGATTCGAATTGACGACTATCGATTGATTCAAAATCTGCTCGCTCATATCGAAGAAACCCGCGAAGAAGCGCTTCGGTCGGCCGTCGGTGTCGATGAACTGATCGTAGTTGCCCTTGGTTTCTTGCAGCAAGCACTCGTCCGGCTTGAAGCCGTCGAAATCGATCCCAAGCCACTGCCACTCGTCGCTCCAACGGCAATACTCTACGTCGAATGCGAATCCCGTAATGCGGGCCTGATAGCGATAAGACGGCCAGTTGACGCCGTGATTGCGACGAATTTCCGCTCCACCCTCTGGCGGGCATTTCTTGCAGCTTTCGCCGGTGCGCGGGAGGGCACGCACATCCGGTGTCGCCTTGCTGTCCTCCTTCGGCGTATCACCCGACAGACTCGCCGTTCCCGCCACCGTCGCCCCGCCCAACAAGGCGACGCCAACGCGCGCCAAGATCGGACCAAGCTCCACCGCCGCCGCTTCTATTACCGGAAACAGCAATCCCGCCATGTTCCAGCCCTCCGTCCGGATGTTCGATGCGCCATTTGACGACGCGTAGATAATCATGAAAACGCGCATCGGCCGAACGGCCGGGGCGCGTGAGCCAAGCCTTCGTCGCGGGCTTCTCGTAGAAGCTCGGCGCGTACGCCTCGAGCCTCAGGAACGCGACGATGTTCTCGTCCTGCTCGATGCCGAATGCGCGCGCGGCGCGATATGCGGTCCATAGTCGGGACGACAAGCCGCCGTCGTCGGCAAACGCCGGATTCTCCCTTCACGAGATCCTGCCGAACGCGCTCGACGAAGCCGCGCTCGTCGATCTCCGCCAGTCCGGCGACCTGTTCTGCGGTCAGTTCAAGCATGCGGATGCACTCCGGTCAGCCGCCCGTCGATCTCGACGAGCCAGTCGTACGTCGCGACGAAGAATTGCGTGCGCTGCGCGTCGCTCATCACGCGCGCGATGTCGGGCAGGATGCGCGCGTCGTAGAAGCGGAACAGCGCCGTGCGGCCGTCCGGGAGCCGCACGTCGAGGCGCTCGCGCAATTCGGCGGCCAGCCGCTCGAACGGATACGCGCTGACGAGCCACGACATGCCGACCGGCCCGGCCGCGAGTTCGGCGAGCACGCGTCGGATCGGCCCCGGCGCGAGCGCGTAGTCGATCAGCCAAGGCCCGTGATCGGCAAGCGATGCGTCGGGCGTGCCGTCGAAAAGCGCGATCGAGTAGTTCGCGCAGCGCAGCGGCGGGGCGTCCGAGGCTTCGGCGAAGAGCAGCGCGTCAACTACCGCGAAGAGTCGCACGGGCAGCGTGATTTGCGAACGGCGCGCGTCGAAATGCGCTTCGATGGCCGGCGGCGTCATGGTCATCCTCATCCGCGTGCGACCATCGTCGCGGCGTTTTTCGCCGCCGCCTTCAGGCATTCAAGGCACAGGGCGGGGGAAGGGGCGACCGCGGCCGCCGCCGCTGCAGCCACCGATCCGCCGGGCGAGCCGTCGTCCCCGCGTTCGCCCGAGCCGACGTCGTCGATTGTTCCGGTTCCCTGCGACGCGATCAGCTCCGCGCCGCACGCCGTGCGCATGCCTTCGACGGCGGTGTCGCGATCGCCGATCGTGTGCGGGTAGCGGCGGCCGAGCAGATCGGGGAGGATCGGGAAGATGCCTTTGCAGCGCGGGCAAATCACCTTGTGGCCGACGCCGGCGACGCCGCGCCCGTCGAGCGTGAAGGTCGGCGAGCCTTCGATAACCTTGCCGCCGTGCGTCGTCGTGTCGCCGACGCGGATGATCGCGCGCTTTGCCACTTGGCCCTCTCGTGTCAATTTGCGTGCAAATTTACCATCGAGTACGGCAGATGCGGTTGTTACGGTTGTGCAGCCACGACACCTGTCAGTTCTGTCAGTTGTGCGACATCTTGCGTCGGCGTGCCCCTCGCATCTTCCGACGTCAACGCGGCGTGGTGTCTAGCGGCTGCAAGCGGATCGCTGTATTCGTCGTAAATCGAATGTGCATCCCAGAGGAGCGTAACCCAACGATCTCGAACTCGATAGACGCCGATCGACCATCCGCTCTTGTGCGTATATCGAGAGGGACGAATGCGTGCTTCGGAGCGGCGTTGGCCGACCGCGTCAGGCAGAATGTCGGCCACAAGCAGCCGTTCGCCCGTGCCATTTAATGGGGATTTCGAACGTTGGCTCCGCCCGGATAACGGACCTTCGTGAGCAGCTTAGACCAGTCATGTCGCCGCTTTTGAAGGGGGGGGCTTCAAATCACCGAAGCATCGTAGCAAATTATGCGCCGCGTCGAGACGGAGCTTTTGGCGAGATTGACGTCGATCAACTATCCGGCTGATTCGACGAACAGCCTATCTTAATGGTGGTGGGGGCTACTCCACTACACAAGAACATCCCCAAGATCTGGGGAGCGGCTTCTATCATGCAAGAAATTTACCAGCGAAGCGGCTGGTCTTCGCAGTCTGCCACGCGTGTCTATGGTGAATATTACCGCCTCTCGAACTTGATTCCGAGCTAAGTCAGCGTCGCGGCAACATTTTCCGTAGAGCCGAGATGTTCCGCAGCCGCAATACTCATCCGCGCGTAATTCTAGAATGCGTTCGTAAGGATGACATACAGCTTGGAGTCCCGGCCATCGTCCAAAGACCCTTAGATGAAGATGTCTGACTGCCCACAGCGAATATAGGTCTAGCAGGTCGACAAGTGGGTCCTGCACCGTCCAAGTACCATCCGCTGGTTCGAATGCACATATTGATCCGTCCGGGAAATTGGTATGACGAGGCCCTATCCAGTCGTATCCGATCGCAGCAGTTCCCCAGAAGCCCCAACCTCGAACTAAACCGTCGGCAAACCGTATTGCAACGACGAAGACTGCTTTGTGGGAGAACCCCGGCAGCAGCGAGCTCTCGACAATAAGCCACATGGTATCGTCATCAAGCCAGTGCTGCGCACCGGGGTAAGCCTGCTGTACAGCCGTTAGCTCGTTCGAGAACTTGTTGTTACAAAGCTCTGAGATGACGAGCGATGCGGTCGGACGGGGCGCCCCGGGTCTGGGGGGCGCCCATGCTCCGGGGGGCGTCGCGGGTCGGTAGGATTCCCGTGCCCATGATCGTGTTTCGGTTCTCGCTTTTCCTGGTCTGACATGATTCGACTCCGTGCCCACGGTTCGAGGAGATATGACGGGTTCGCTGGGCACAACAATCCCGCCATCCTTTACAGCGGGGAACATAGATGCATCCAACAGCTCCCCGATTCGACGCAATTCGATCCGTACATCTTCCCGCATGAGGCCCTCCCTTGGCCGACGGCCTGAACCGAATTGACATTGCGCGCCGCGGGTCCGATCTGCGCAAATGACGGGGACAGATCGAAATAATCCCCCCCCTCCCCAAAGCCGCGTGCTACACTGAACTTGTCGACTTTGCCAAGTATGACTTTACTCTAGCTCGTGTTTTCGAGTCTGTCAACATGAACTTTACGTATTCGACAAATGGAAGATTCTAGCCGCAAGCTGTTCGCACAGCGTTTGCGCCACGTGCGAGAGGACGTTCGCAAGCTTACTCAGGCCGAACTCGGCCGCTTGTGTAATTTGCCCGCGACATCAATTTCTCATTTCGAGAAGGAAGATGGAACGCGAAAACCGTCTTTCGATAACTTTCGGGCCTTGGCGAAAGCACTCAATGTCACCACCGATTATCTTTTGGGCCGAACTGAGGATATGCAGGGAAATTCGGCGCTTGACGAGAAGCTGTATCGGGACGTGAAATCGTTGAGCGAGGCCGATAGAGTTATTGCTGAGAACCTGATCAAGCAACTAGCGGATCGCAATCGCTCATAGGAGTGGTCGTGATAGAACGGAAACTACGTGATGCCGAGCAAGTTGCCGATAAGATCGTTCGAGATGAGGGTCTCACGCTACCGATCGACGTTCTGTCACTTGCGACATCAAGAGGGATACACGTAATTGCCAAACCGGTTAGTGCGCAGGGCGTATCCGGCATGCTCATTCGTTCCGGAGAGCAGTTCGCCATTGCTTATGCAACTCATATTAGAAGCGAGGGTTTTCAGCGTTTTAGTATCGCGCACGAACTTGGTCACTACTTTCTCGAAGGACACCCGGAAGCAGTATTCCGTGGAGGCGATATCCACGAGTCTCGTGCCGGATTTTATTCACCAGACCAATATGAACTTGAGGCGGATCATTTTGCCGCGAGTCTCCTGATGCCAAGTCATCTATTTGATGCCGTAGTGGGCCGATACGCTGATGGTCTGGAAGCCATAAAAGGCCTAGCCGACAGCTGTGAAACATCACTTACTGCATCAGCCATCCGATATGCGCAGTTAGCGGAGGCGGCCGTTGCAATCGTCGTGAGCCATGGTTCGACGGTCGACTACTGTTTTGCGTCGAACAGTATGCGGCGAACGAAAGGTTACTGTTATTTGAAAAAGGGGAGTGTCTTGCCTAGGAATTCGTTGACGCGCGACTTCAACCAAGAACAGAAAAAGATCGCTACGGAAACTGAAAATGGCGACAGCACAGAACTGAATCTCTGGTTTCATACGGACGACGAGATTGCTGCGTCGGAGGAAGTGATCAGTTTGGGAGATTACGGTAAAACGTTGACAGTTATCACGGCTGATATTCCCGACAACGATGATGAACAGACCGATCGCGGCTGGCATCCGCCACACTTTAAGTCATGA